GCTATCTTTATCGAGATAGGCATTGATGATTTCTTGGAGCCTGGCCTTAGCGTCAGCCATTAACTATTCCCCTTTTCTTTAATGGTAGCAGTTTTCAGGAAACAAACTTGTTCTGAAAACCTACAGGCATTTGACCAGCTTGTGACCCCATGTAAAACTGTGCATTATCCGCAAATGCGCCCGCGTTACCAATAGGCGACATGCCCGGAGTTCCTTGCGCTTGCTGCCAAGGGAAGGTGCCGTTTCTGAGTTGTTCCCGAACCCGATTGATATTTTCTTGAAGTTTTTGCCCCTGAGGAGTGCTTTGATGACGCTCTTGAAATCGCCTTTGAATTTCAGCTTCTGGCATGAAATAACCAGGACTTCCTGCCATCAAACTTTGACCCGGTGCACCAGGAACATTACTCTCGCCGTAATAACGTATCATCTATCTATGGTTATGATCTCTTTATTTTACCTGGCTTTTCTTTTGCTTGGTGAGTCTGTAGAAAAGCGACCGCTCTGACGCTTAGGAGCAATGAGGTCATAGGCTTTCAACGGAGAAGGTACACGAGGCGATGTAATCTGCCCCATGGTTTCGTATGGTTTGGTCGAAATTTCTTCTTCCGGTTGAACTTGCATCATTAGGTCGATAGGCGCAGAGCCAAAAGCGCTACCAAAATAACGACCAGCCAACTCAAAGTCCATGCTTTCTCCTGCGTTCTTTTATTTTAATCTTCTATGACTTCGTAACCAGAAGGATCATTAACTTTGGAAATGATGATACCTTCGCCACGTGCATCCCAGTTCAGGAGATCACCTTCTTGCCAACCCAGCTCTTCCATTATCTCGTCCGGGAAGACAATAAACTGATCGCCGTTTTCGTCCTCTTGGACCTCAAGAATGTAACTCATTTTGCTGAAAGGATTTTCTCCATTAGCTTATCAAGTTTATTGTTTATCTCACGGAAATTGCTATGCATTTCTTGAATCTCTCTTAAGAAGTCAACTTTAAGAACGTATTCCATTGGCATGCGGTTGATTTGATCTTCCAAGATGTCAATCCTACGCTTTTGAGATCCAATGTAATCGAAGGCTTGCTGAACTCTTTCTTGCTGCCTATCGAGTATTTTATTCGCCGCCCAGGATCCACCTGTAACAGCAGATACAATGGCCGTAAGACCAATGGCTATGTACTCCGGACCCACGGCGACCGTACTACTTTTCTTTCTATTCTAAAGTTTAGTAATCAATCTGAAGCTGACCTTTCCTTGCAAGGCCGGTCACGAGCCAGACCAAAGCATCAACACAGTCATCATGGCTACTAACACCAAAGTTGGTCAGTTCTTCAAACATTGCGGTGAAATTACGGAAACGATTGAAGATAATCTTGCGGTCTTCAAACATACCCATGATGCCCCGGAAACGGGCCAACTTATCTGACCGGAATCCTTTAACGGGGTGCCAGATCAAGTTGTACAAGCTTTCGTTGGTGAGACATACGCGTTTGAAGTCAGCCTCCAGGGAGGCCTGGTACTGAACCGCTTCACTCCAGATGTCGCACGTTGAATAAGTAGGGAAGTAGTTACCGTTATCATCCTTACCAAGGATCGACCAGTCATTGAGAAGTTCCTTCATGGCATCAAGCTTCTCAAGGTTCCCCATCACCCGCAAGCGGCGGTAATCAATGATATGGATTGCATCTCCAATACGTCCACCTAGAACCATCACGGTATAGTCATTCTTTTCTTTCGTACCAGCAGAAAGGTCAACACCAATACCAAGAGCGTCAAATTCAGTAGCAATCTCCGCTTTAACAATCAGTTCAGGCGCCAGAGACAGTTCATTTTGTCTGACGATCTGATTCATGTACTGGAACGAAAAAGCAATTGGTGCCTGTCGTTTCTTTTCCCGTAAGTAATCCAAAGACCACATCTCTGGCCAGTACGACTTTTCTTCCCCTGTCTTTGGATCATTCAAGATTGCAGACAACACAATCTGCATCCAGTTGTTTTGTGGATTGAATGTCGTCGAATGGATATCGTCATGACGGAAGCGCGTACCAAGACAAATTGCCCTGGCACCTTCAAACATGGTTGGTGCAATCACAGCATTCCAGTTGTCCTGCATCTGTTTACGAATGTCAGGGTTGGAGATGTCTGCAGCTGATTTGATAGCGTCATCAATGATGACAAGATGAGAACGCTTTGAGGTCACGGAACCTTTTAGACCTGCTGCGCAGAGTGTAAATTGTTCTTCACCAGTGGTGTCGATGCCTGCAAACTTGTGGTCAATAGACCAGTACTCGTTACTGGTGACGTTTTTCAGAAGACGTACGGTAGGGAAAACTTCTTGGTATCGCTTACTTTCAATGATCCGTTTGATGGTTGCCGATTTGGAACGTGCAATATCAACCGTGTAAGACAAGTACAGAATCTGCAATGGCTTCTTGGCCATCGTATGGATGCCAATTGCCCATGCGGTAAACAAACCAAGGATTGTGCTTTTCGCAGAACCCCGTGGCGCAAGAAGGTCAATGTTGGGTCCAGCAATCTTTAGGAGGCAGCTGCTGTCCTCTTGCGTCACAAAGTGCCGGTGCCATTCTTTGTGATGTTCAGCTGGTGGTTTATCTGCTACGTAATCACAGAAGAAACCAAAATCTTCCCTCGCTTGTTGCAAGGTTTCAAGATTTTTTGGTGGACGAATCTGTTGCCTGCGGGCAGCAGCACGAGCATTACGCCTGTACGCAAGATGTTGATATGCAGGCACTAGATTCAGTCACCAGTAGTGACTAAATACTAACCGATTATTTTTTCTTCTTTTGTTCTTGATACTTACGCGCTTTATCTAAAGCTGCTTTGCGCTTGTCTTTGTCCGACATTTCGCTCCCGTCCTCGTTCTTCTCCCCCTTTCCCTTGAAGTGGGCCAGGAGTTCGGGAGGCATTTTGTTCTTGGACATCAGCTTTTCTATTGCGTAAGGCATTAAGGACTTCTGCTCCTTCTTTAGCTTCTCCTCCGATTGGTGCACCCTGTAATTGACGGGAGCCACTGAATCGATCTCGATTCTTCTGAAGTTGCTGAACGATACTGATCATCCCACCCGCAAGACGAGCATCTGGTGCAGATTCTGCTTGTGGAGAAGGATTCATTGTGTGAGTGAATTAACTCTCTTCATATTGCATTTTAGCCCACACACTCATTGAAGCCTCTTCCAAAGGAAGTTCAATTGGGTCGTCCTTGAAGATTGCCATTAACTCACGAATGGCACGGTCAGCTCCAGCCATTAGCAAGCCCTTGCGATCCCTGCTTCCGGTGAATTGTTCAATCTGTGCAATAGTGCCACGTAATTCTTTCTGCATACCAGCGATACGTGCCACACCTGCATCACGTTTGACGATGCCGTTATCTACGTCATCACGCAGCTTACGGATGTCCTCCTGCATTTCTTCAATTTCGTACAGGAGTTTCTTGCGATGATCAGGCTTGGGATAATGATTACGTACCCAATGATCACACGCAGTGATGCTACCCCTATAGCCAAGGAATCTGGCATAGAGATAGCATTCAATGATTGAAAAGGTGTTCTTGGCGAAGTCCGTAAAGAACTCCTGGTCAGACGATGTTAAGTTATCGACCCACTGGTCAAATAACTCAATATCGATAAGCTCGTTGGGCCTGGTTGTAGTCTCGGGCCTCGTCCGTTTGCTTGAACTGCTGGGCTTGTTCAGCAGAGGTTCTTTGTTCTGTGGCACCTTTACCAATCGTCTCACGTTCTTGTAAGCCAGCCTCTTCCATCTTCTTCTTAGAGAAGCCGTAAGCAACCTCTGCAGCTTGCTTGTATTTGTCTAGATCAAACCAGTCATCGACATCGGTTTGACCTGCGGGTACGCTGGCGGGACTTGTTGTCATTGTTTAATATACCTTAAATCAGAAGTTGCTCATGACATTGGCGATACCAGCGGCAAACTGGCCTTTACGATCTTCAAGAGCTTCTTGACGCTTTTGACGACCTTTAGATGCTTCAAGTTTATCCAGCAGCTG